ATCTTACCTAATGACACCGCTACAACTGTGGCCGGTAAGATCGCAGTAGCCATCAATCAAAATAGTTCATTCGTAGCTACAGTTAGTGGATCTGGTCTACTAATCACAAACGTTCAAAATGGTGTACTACCTATCGCTGACGTAGGTACATCTGGATTTTCAATTACACCACCAGGCGGCGGACCTCTAGCTACAGCATCTACTTATGCTATCTTAGGTGCATCAACTGTAACCAATACTGGCTTTAGCGTTCTTACTGGAGACCTCGGCTTATCTCCTGGAACTTCTATTACTGGTTTCCCACCTGGAACTTATTCTGGTACAGAAAACATCGCGAACACTGCAGCATCTACGGCACAAGCGCAAGCGCTTTCAGCATATAACACTTTTGCAGCAATGTCAGCTACTTCTATCAGTTCAGTCTTAGATGGTCAAACCCTTACTCCTGGCGTATACAAGGAGACAATAGGAACATTTAACTTGGCGACGTCTGGACCAGGTACGCTTACATTAAATGGCGCAGGAACCTACGTGTTTCAATGCGCTAGTACGCTTGTTACCGGTGCCGGTGGAATACCTACAATCACCTTAACTGGCGGAGCTACAGCAGCAAATGTATACTGGATCGTTGGCTCTTCAGCCACCATCAATTCAGGTAGTGCTGGTACCTTCCAAGGTAACATTATAGCTCAAGCCTCTATTACCGACACAATCGGCGGAACAGTGAACGGTAGCTTGATTGCTCTTACGGGTGCTGTAACATTAAGTGCAGCAGCTAACGTAGTAGCTCAACCTGGCAACAGTGGTCCTGTAGGCCAAACTGGAACAAACAACGATTCATTGACTGGTAAATATTTCATCATATACGACAATGGTGGTCCAGTATCAATCTGGTTCGATATTGGTAACCAAGGAATATCGGAGCCATACGATGGAGCATACAGATCAATCAGAGTATCTACTTTAACTGCAGGAGCTAGTGCAAACACAGTAGCTTTAGCAATTCAAGCAGCAGTAACAGGTGACGCTTCATTTGGAACTCCAGCAGTTTCAACTAATGTAGTTACTATTACAAATACTTTCAACGGCAATGTTCCTGCTGGAAACGCTGGAACCTCTGGCTTTACAGTTTCATCTGTTGCTGGTTCATCAGCTACTCCAGAAGTTATAAACAATCCTGTTGGTCTAAGCATATTCCCACTTACAGGTGTTTCAACTTTAAACATCTCTACCACGATCAACAACAGTACCTTAATGTCTGCTACCCCAGTAGGCAATAGTGCTCTCACTATCTCGCTTGCTACACAAGAAGAGACTGCGGCCACATTAGCTTATGGATACACTCCAGGAAATAGTTACATTGGAATGTACGACGGCGTTAATTGGGTTAAGACATTTGAAAATCCAAACCCTAACTTTACAATGAAGATGCCGTTCGTTCTACAAGGCGCACAACCATCTATATATTCAATGGATACAGCACCTAACTACAATGTAGCGACTAACGGTGAATTATTCAAACTCATTCCAGTAACTGTACAAAACTTATACCATCAGTTTACACAGCCAGCTCTTTCACAATTACCTATCGTTGCCACAGTTGACATTGCTGATGATAGAAAAAATGTTCAGATACAATCAAAGCAACTTGGTTCTGCTGGTGCAGTAGAAGTTCTTGGTGGTACAGGTAACCAATCAAAGATGTACATTCAAACTCCAGCTATCGTTGAAACAGACGGAAGTGGAAGTTACTTAACAGTTCAGGTGCCAGCCTTCCCAGATACATTCAGCGTGGGTGACACAGTTCTATTAGAAAACACTGCAGGAGTAGCAAGACTTAACCGTCTACAGTCATCAGACACTATTACCACAGTAAACTTAAACCCTGTTACAAATGCCATTGAATACGAGTACAACCCTAAGAGCGTAGGTATAGTTTCTGGAACTGCATTCACTATAACTGATGTAGGATCAACATACTCTCCAGCTTGGCCTGCTGGTTTCGTTTGGAGATGGACAGCTACCGGCTCAGGAATTAATTTCTCTACAGTGAATCCAGGCGACCTTCTTTATGCATTCGGTACAACCGGTTGGTCTCAGCAGAATTTAGCTAAACCATCTGGCGATGGAGTAGTTTCAGGTCTTCCAATCGTTGCCGTAAACATTGGTTCTAACTATGTTGATGTTATAAATCCTTTTGGCGTTGCTATGTCTTCAACAACTGTTGGAGCCGGAACAGTTCAAATCTGTCCAACACCGATCATCCAATGGACATTAGCGCACGCAGCTTACGTCCCAGTAGCTACATTAAGCCGTACATCTAACGTTGTGACAGTGTTTACATCAACTCCGCACTTCCTAAATAGTGGAGATACTATTGACCTACGTGATAGCACTAACATACCAGATGGAGTTTACACAGTTACAGTCGTAGGACCTACTCAGTTAACGTTCTCTCTATCAGGATCAAATTTCACTGAAACTCCTACATACGCTTCATTGATTCAGTCTACATTGACTCAGAGTCGTTATAGAATCCAATCTCTTGGCTTCAACAACTTAATGAGATTGAATTGTCAAAATGGACAATCACCGAGCTTCGTGGATTGCGGCGTTGCTGTAGATGACTACATATCTTTAAGTGGAACTACATTTGCTTCTAACAATAACGGACTATTCAGAGTATTAGCTGTTGATAACAACTCTATTATCTTCTTGAATTCATCTGGTACAGATCAATTGAACACATTGAGACCAATGAATAACCAAGGTGTGGATGTAGTATTTACTACAAACACTAATACCATCACTGGTGTTACTGGTGCATTCAAGTATATACAAGTTGGAGATTGGGTAAAGAAACTAGCTGACCCTGAAACATATTTCTTACAAGTTTTAAGTTTAAATAACTCTAATCCTGCTCTAGCTACTCAAATCACTTTAGGTGGTAACTATGCAGGAACAAGTGAAACAACAGTGGGCGTGATCTATAGAGAATCAACAGATTACGATCAAGGTGTGTTCTTAAATAGTGCTAACGATATTGCTATTTACGAAGGTGACTCCGTAACAGTTGGCGACACACTATTCGTACAGAATATAGTTGAAGCAGGTTGGTTTAATATTAACAATACAGGTAACTTTAATATCGTTGAATACGGTACAGAATCTAACTACAGACCGTTCTTAAGAGTTATTAACTCTGCTGCAGTAGTTTCAAACACTGGTGACCTATCTGTTAGTTCAGATGGTTTCTACATAATAGAAAGTCTTGCTAATAAGTTCTATACTATAAGAGAAGTGAAGTATGCAGCATTAGATGGCGTCAACAGCAATCTAAGAGACATATTCATAACTCCGTATAGCAGAGACTATAAATTCACTCCTGCAAATAACTCTAGCATAACTCACTTAGGTAAGTTAGGTTACAGTAACAACGTTGTAATAGGTACAGATGGATACACATACTATACAGGGTTGCTACAAAAAGTTCAACGCATAGTTGACGGCTTTGAGCCAGATGCTGCAGATTTCCCAGGACAAAGAGCTGTAGGAAGTGCGATTGAAACATTGCCTCCATTGCCGTTCCAAGTTAATCTTGCCCTCACTGTGATCACAAATGCCGGTGTTAACTTAGGCGATGTTTCAAACAGCATTCAATCTACTATCATTAACTACATTGATGGCTTAGCTGTTGGAGCTCCTATTGTTATGTCACAGATCATAGCTGACATTCAGCCTATCACTGGAGTTGCTTCGGTTGTGTTCACTAATCCTGTACCAAGTACACAAAGTATAACCTTAGCAAGTAACGAGAAAGCAATAATAAGCCCTAACAACATAAGCTTGTCATAATATGAATAACCAAGATAAAATCGATCAACTTCATGATCTGATGCCAGCGCACTATAACACTAGGACTAATCCTAACTGGTTGGCGCTAATTACCGCTCTTGGCGCATCTGATAATAATATAGTTGACCTGTTGGTAGAAGTAAAGAAGCAGTTTTTTCTTAAAACAGCTTACGCACCATACCTAGACAATCTCGCTGCTAATGACGGAGTTCAAAGACCTGCCGGAGTAGGCATGGATGATACTACGTTTAAAAAATTCATACCGATAATGGCTTATCAACCTAAGCAAGTTAAGTTGATCGTCGATCAGCTGCTTAATATCTTTTTTGCTAAAGAAACTACTACTGCCTACGTTGAATCAGGACAACCGTCTCCATATAATTTACAGAGCGGCTGGGAACTTGAATACACTGTTGACGGCATATATGACGAATTAATACATTTCAATGCAGCCGACTTTACTGATATAAATGCAGCAACAGCCCAAGAAGTTGCAGCAGTTATCAATAGGCAGGCTCAGCATAGCTTTGCCGAAAACTACTACGACAATGGTGCGAAAAACTTCTATGTAAAAATCTTCACCAACACAGTAGGTTCAAAAGGATCTATACAGCTGGTTGGCGGACGAGCGAACATAGCCCTTCAATTCAATGGCTTCGTAACTGGTGCCGGCAACGGATCAAATACTCAGTGGACTATTACTAAAGTTGGTGAGAAAGTTACTTATCAAAATACAGGTGGAACTCTTCCAGGACTAAACATGTTGCAGGTAGGCGATATTTTGATATCTCTTTTACCAGGTAATTCTGGTTATTTTCCTATCACTGGTATCAACTTAGGAAACAATTCGTTCACTATTACAAATCTATTTGCAACACCTGGTACATATACTCAGACAGATGACACACAGACTAAGTTCTTTACGCCAAACAAGTATGTAGTATATACGCAGAACAATCGCGCAGTAACGTGGGAAGTAACTCCTGGTGAAGTTATTGTTGAGATGCCCGCTACCCCGCCAGTAGTTAAGAGATCCTTGATAGGTGCTGCTCACATCAACGGTTCAGAGAGTTTAGTTACTACAACCAATTCTCCTACTTCTATTACCGTTGCCGACGCCTCTCAGTTTCCCATGACTGGAACCTTTTGGCTTCAGGAAGTTGAAGAAATTCAAACTAGATATATAACCCCTACCCAAGACACTTTAGCTTTAACAACCTTTAACACAAGATTTCAAGGTAGACCTATCGAGTATACGTACTCTAATAGGTTGGTTTTAGCAACTACCGGTACTACTACCGTAGGCAGTAACCAGATTACAAACGTAGGTTCAACAGTAGGTCTAGAAGTTGGTAACGGCGTATTTATGCCTGGTGTGCCTTCATATGCCTTAATAACGAACATTTTAGGTAGTACGGTTACAGTTGATTTTCCAGCTACAGCAAGTAATATTAACGTTGGAGTTCAGTTCGCTGGAAATACCTTAAACAACATAACGCCTGATTTACCGGCATTAGCTACTCTAGATGAAAACACTTTAACCTCTCTAGTTAGATCTGGCGACGTTGTTACTGCAACAACATCTGCTAATCATGATTATAAAGTGGGCGACATAGTTTCTATATATAATGCAAGCGGCGTCCTTAGTCAAACCTCTACAGCAACATTGACCACTGGAACTCCTACTCTCACCGGTGTTTCGCCTCTAGGGACTGTTTCTAAAGGTGAAACAATAGTGGGAACAAATATTCCACTTGGAACCTTGGTAGATAGTATAGTTGGAAGTACAGTAACAATGACTCAGAATGCAACAGGTAGTGGCTCTGAAACTATCACGTTCAATGAAGATTTAAATGGAAGCTTTGTAATAACCTCTGTAACCGACAACACTTTTACCTACAACAGTATAGGTTTAAGCGGTACAGCGACTGCACCTGGAACAGCTAGAGTTGATACTATAGGCATGGCACCATCAGGATCGTTGGTTGTAATCACTGCTGCCTTACCTGTTAGCTTCACAAGAATATATGGGCCATACGTATGGGACCTAGCAGCTCCATTCGTACTCTCTGACAATACTGCTAAAATCACTGGTAGCATTCAGGCCGGTAAGACCATTCCTCTATTAAACCTAAGTTCAAATACTATACCGTCAAGCGGCGGTTTCATAGTCTTTGACTATGGACTTGATACTCAAGAGGGACCCGTAAGATACCTGTACGCCCCTAATAGCACTACTTTGGTCCTAGATCCGTCGTACATTTTTCTATACAATCACGCAAACGGTTCGGGCGTAGTATCCATTAACAACAAGGGCCCACACATAATGAGTGGAGTTGGCACTGAATACCCGCCTTATATCACCAACCCAGGGGACGTTAGAGTTACCCTTGAGAAGCTGATAGAATCAGTAGCAAGTGCTGGTATCTTCATAGATTTCTTGGTACGTTACCCAGATCAACTTTATAGTGTGCTTCCAACTTACACAGTAGTGAGTAATTAAGACATGTTGCAGTATAATTTAAGTTAAGGAGACAACTTGGCTGTATTAGGACGCTTACTTATTAGCTCTGCGGAGCGACTAGATCTCCCTGATTTACTAAGTATCGATAGTTACTCAGCAGGGGACTGGAAATACTTCATTGAGACCTTGGTAGGTGAGGACACTCCTTACATTATCAAAGGCTTCGATGTTGCTAATCCAGCTAGTGCAATTGGAACTCAAAATTGCGCTATCAATATCGCTGACTCCGCAATGTACTACCCAGGCTCTGCTGCGGGATCATTTTACTATGGTCTACCAGTCGGAGATCCTAACGCTCAACCATTAGTTCCTGCATTAATTAAAAACGCTACAAATTATGTCTACCTTGTTTTTACAACTATAGGTGCTGCAGCGGATACAAGAGCTTTCTGGGATCCAAACGCTAACGGAGATACCGGCGGCGAGTTCACTCAGGAAGTAAACACTGAATCAGTAATTCAAGTTCAAGTCAACGTATCAACAGGTTCATTCCCAGATAATACAGTTCCAGTCGCAATCATAAAGGTTGGTCCTTCAGTTATCACAAGTATTGAAGACGCAAGACCGATGATGTTCCGTCTCGGTACCGGCGGTATCGATCCTAATCCTGCTAATAGATTTCAATGGCCAGCTTTACCAAGTGCTCAATACGAGCAGATGGAAACCCCAATCACCCTTACTTCCTCATCAGGACCAAATCCATTTCAAGGTGGCGACAAGAATCTCACCTCAATGAAAGAGTGGATGGACGCGGTAATGACGCAGCTTGCCAACCTTGGCGGTTCGCAATACTGGTACGAAGATAACTCTACCTTTAGCTTAATAAATTTATTCAACGATCTCAATATAACTTTCTACTCTAAAGGAAAGTATAAACACAGTTCTTCTGTTCCAGGTGAATTAACACTCACTGAAAATCTAGTAATCAAGAGCACAAACTCACCGCAAGATATCACTATTCAAGCAGGAACTATCGACATTCCTGATGAATATGTTGGGTATATCTCATTAGCAAATACACAACCTGTTAACTCTCTCAATGAAGCAATTCTATGGACTAACGGATCCACTTATCTCAATACTCCTAACGGATCTATTGGATTCTTTTCAGAGTTAAGTGCCGGTGATTGGGTTAGTGCAGTAGGCGATCCAAGCAACTATACATTACAGGTTGAACAATTCTATAGTGGTACAAATGGTACTGGCTCTGTTACTACTGCAGCCAACGCTAAATCAGTATTACTAAGCGGAGCTTATCAAGGATTAACTTCGGTAACATTAGCTACATTTAATCAAGGTATCTATCCAATAAGCGACATACAGATTCAAGCTAGATCTAATCCAGCTATCGCTGAAGCCGGTGGAAACTTCCTTTGGTTAGTTCTACGTAGCGATACGATCGAGGGAATCGGAAGCATAAGTGCTGTTACCGTTTCTGGTACATTAACCGTAACCGATGGTTCAGCTGCTTCTCCAACTGGAACAGTTGCAGAAGTTATTGCAACAGGACATGGTTTAATAGATGGAGATCGTATCACTGTAACTGCCCCTGTGGGACAAGCAGGAACATATACAGTTGAAGTCATCGACGCCAACACATTCTTCTTTAATACAACGGACACTGCTACAGGATCTTTTACTGGTTACTACGGATTATGTACTACAGTGGCTACAGCAACTGAATCTGCTAATAACGGGTTCGAGTCTGGTGAAACCATCATCATCGGTGGAACTACAAACTTTAACGGCGAGTACGTAATCAACTATAGATCTCCAACTCAATTTCAATTTCCAATTGCTGGGCTAGTACCTCCTAGTCCACCAGCAGGAAGTCCAGTTATGGCAACAGCTGCAAGCTATGCAGTTTTAGCTAACTCAACAATCACCAACGTAGGTTCAAGTGTAATCACCGGAAATCTTGGTTTGTATCCTGGAACCTCTGTTACTGGTTTTCCACCAGGGACAGTTTCCGGCACAGAGAATATTGCAAACCCTGCGGCAATGCAAGCTGAGATTGATGCCACAGCAGCTTACACTGATCTATCTACACGTACAGCAACCATAATTCCTTCATCTCTTGACGGTCAAACTCTTAGTGCAGGTGTTTATAAATTTAGTTCTGGTTCAGCTTCATTAGCGACTTCTACAAACGGTACATTGACCTTCAACGGTAGTGCGACTGATATCTTCGTAATACAAACTGCTTCTACCTTAACTACTGGCGCCGGTGGAACTCCAACTATTGCGTTTACAGGTGGAGCATTAGCATCAAATCTATATTGGGCTATCGGTTCTTCTGCAACATTAAATGTTAGTGGAACCGGTACCTTCGAAGGAACTTTGATTGCTCACGCCAGCGTAACAATAGATGGTGGTTCGGTAAACGGTAGCTTGATTGCTCTTAATGGTGCAGTCACTATCAGTGCAGCATCTGCAATTACATTAGGAACATCTGTTGGACCTCCTGCTCCTGAATCAGCTGGTACAGCAACATTAGCTCGCCTTGACGTTCGTTCTGAAGAAGGTATCACTAAGGTTGTTCAAGGTGAAACTATCGACATCGGTGAAGGTGACTCTGATAACATTCAAAGATTCATAGGCATGAGCTCTCTTGCAGAGACATATCCTGATTACTTCACTGGTCCATATAACACTCTTTGGAACCTAGCAAATTATAACTCTTCTATAACCGATAATTTAACAATCCGTAGTGCGAAACTCACTGCGATGATGGCAGACAAAGCGCAAGATAAAACTGTTAAGTATCTATGTAATGCTTCGACTGCGGTTAATACTACAAGCGGTAGCGCACAGCAACTCACTTTCTTACCAGCGAGCAGCACATTAACGATCTTACAACCAGGATCTCCTGGTAACTCAGTAATCAGTTTACCTTCTGGTTCACCCGGAATATCACTATTAACAAATCAATCTGCATACGTTGTAATAAACAGAAATGCCGCTAACACGCCTTCTATAGTTGTTGCTAATAATGCTAATGTGCCAATTGATGAAAATGTTATCATTATCGCAAGTAGACTTGGAGACGATAATGTCTACCTATGGAACGGTGCAGAAGTTATAGGCGCTATACCTCTAGTTCCAGGCGGATCATCTCTAATAGCAGTTACTTACTATGATCCTATCAGCACCACTCTTCCAACTGGAAATCCAGTAGTAGAAGATGGTTTCGACGTTCAAGCCGGTGATACGGTATTGTTTTCTAACTTAGGTTCTGGAAACAACGAAATCTACATGGCCAATGGAACTGGTACCCTCATCACAGGATGGACACAACAGTTGCTGTTTAACGGCTTACCTAATCCAAGTAAGGCAGATACAGTTATAGTCAAAAATGGTAACAGTTTCGCAGATCAAGTTGGTATATTTAACGGTACAACTTGGGGCTTTAATAGTTTCGTTAGGTACTTCAATGGAACTGACTATTTTGAACAATCTAGCTTATTGACAAGTACTTTAAATGACAACACTACTAATGGTGTAGTAAGTAGCTTTAACTATACCGGCAGCGAGAATATGATCATTGATTTCTCTATCATTAGAGGAACAGCGAGAGATACTGGCACACTATATGTAACTACTGATGGCGTTAACGTTGAAGTAGCACAGGGCGGTGCCTACATTAACAACAGTGGAACAAGCTTTACTGGTGAGATAGTATCAGGAGTATTTAGTCTTCTTTACACTACAACCTCTACTGGCTCTTACGCTACAATGAAATTCATGATCCGTAGGTGGTCAAACTCAGCAGGCGGTCCAGGTGGCGTTCCTAGCTACAGTGGAGGCGGCAGCAGTGCTGCAGCTGGTGGTCCAAATGAATCTATACAATTTAACAATGGCGGCATCTTAGACGGGAACAGCAATTTCCTAATCGATTCTGCAAATGGACTCATTAACTTAAATGGACTTCAACAGAGCATATTAAGTGTACCTATAACTATCGTAGACAATACTTCTTCCCCTGCGGCATTGTTCTCATACACTGCTTCAACGAACGCAAACGCTGTAATTGAATACTCTATAGTTAGAGATGGCGATAACAGAACAGGTCGTCTACTAGTAGCTAATAACACAACGATAACAAGTGAGAGTGATGACTTTACAGAGACCGGTTCTACAAACGTAACACTGGGAGCAGAGATTGTTGGATCAAATGTTGTGATAACATATACATCTGCAAGTACTGGATTTAACGGAACATTTAAATACTCCATGAGGACTTGGAGTTAAATATGGCAGGACCAAATATTTTAAATTTTGCAAGTAAAGTAGCCTTCCTCAACGGGGTCGTATTCGTTAATGGGACTGCCGTTACTTTACCTAATTCAACTACTGACCCAGTATCGGCTATAGCTGGAGACATGTACTATAACTCAGTATCTAACACAGTTCGTTTCTTTAATGGAACTACCTGGGCAGATATGGGGGGCAGTAGTTCATATCTTGTGAATGAGTTCACTCTTTCACCTACTGATATATCTAATGGTTTCGTAACTTTAAGTTCTGCCCCGGATGTACCGGCTGATACCATTCTAACCGTTATAGGTGGACCTATGCAATCATATGGCGTAGATTACACAATTTCGGGCGCTCAACTTACTTTTATTAATAGTCTCGCAGTGGGTGGGGTCTCAGCCCTAGTTTCTGGCGACATTCTCGTAATACAATATAACTAACAAAGGAAATAACTATTTATGGCACAAATTCAAACAAAATTTATAGCAAATGAAGCAGTAACGGCGCCCAAAATAGGCTCCTTATCGGCAACAGCGGCTCAGGCATTATTTGCCGATGGCAGTGGTGGTGCGGCTTTTAGAAGTTTGCTATCAACTGACCTACCAGGAACAATAACGTCGAATACAACAGGTACAGCATCAAACATAACTGCGACTACCAATTCGACCTTAACAACTCTTAGTTCTTTAAGTCTTCCAACATCTCAGTTAAGTGGAAATATAGTTCTTACTACTCAAGTGAGTGGAACTCTTCCAGTTGCTAACGGCGGTACAGGCGTTGCAACGTTCTCAGCCAATCAAGTAATACTTGGTGGTACAACTTCAACAGGACATTTAACACAAGTTCCTGGTGGAACAAGTGGTTTCGTACTTACATCAAATGGTACAACTGCAGCGCCAACATGGCAAGCAACTTCTGGTGGTACAGTAACTTCTGTAGCATTAGCAGACGGTTCAACAACTCCTATCTACAGTATCTCTGGTTCACCAGTTACTGGTTCAGGAACATTAGACTTTACATTAATGACCCAATCTGCTAACATGGTGTTCGCTGGTCCAACTACTGGTTCAGCTGCTCAACCTACCTTCAGATCTTTAGTTGTTGGTGATTTATCTTTCGCTGGTTCTGCAAACGGCGTTGCAACCCTTGACGGCGGCGGAAAAGTTCCTCTTTCTCAACTTCCATCTACCTTAATGGAATTCAAAGATAACTGGAATCCTAATACGAACACTCCTACCTTAGTCGATGGTACTGGTACAACTGGTTTCACTTACTGGGTAAGTGCTGCTGATGCTGGAACAGTTTCTGGATTAACAGACCCATCAATGGTTAACTTCAACGTTGGTGACTTGGTTATCTACAACGGTACCAAATGGGTGTTAACTACTCCTGCTGCTGGCGTTAGCTTTGTTAACGGCGCCCAAGGCTCTGTTACATTAACCGTAGCATCTGCTAACGGTTTCGCAGGAACTTATAGCGGAACTGCTCTTACATTGTCTACTACTGTTACAGGTATTTTACAAGGTAACGGTACAGCGATCTCTGCTGCCACAACTACTGGTTCTGGTGCAGTCGTACTTGCAACTTCTCCAACATTAGTTACTCCAAACTTAGGAACACCAAGTACATTAGTTCTTACTAATGCTACTGGACTAGTTTTAACTTCTGGCGTAACCGGTATCCTTCCGATTGCAAACGGTGGTACTAACGCTTCTACTGCAATTGCAGCGTTTGACAACCTTTCTCCTCTAACAACTGCTGGCGATACCTTATACTACAATGGTACGCACAACACAAGATTGGGAATCGGTTCTACTGGTCAAATCTTGACAGTAGTTTCTGGCGAACCAGCATGGGCTACTCCTGCAGTAACTTCTACCGCTACAGAGACCATTGCTACTCTAGTTTCTGGCGATATCACTAACCAATACTACGATCTTCCACACGTTGCTCAAGGAGCGAGTGCTTCAATCAACAGTATTCAATTAAGTGTAGTTGGCGGACCAGAACAACAAAAAACTGTTGACTATACAGTTTCTTTAACTGGTGGTACTGGTGGTAACACTCGAATCACTTTCGCAGGAGACCTTGCGATAGGCGGAAACGCAGCTCTAGCGGCTGGCGATATCCTCATGATCGGTTACAGTTTCTAATAATTAAATAAAGACGGGGAGAGTAAAATCTCCCTGTTTTTCCATACCAGGCGAAAGTCTGAAGCTGGCTCGGATGAGCTGTTTCGCAAGAAACAAAAGGAAGAACAATGTCACAAATCTCAACCAAATTCATAAAGAATAACAATGTCACTAACGCTAAGTTAGCGCAGATGCCGACTCTTACCATTAAGGGTAATAACACCGGCGGTACGGCAAACGCCTTAGATCTAACAGTAGCTCAAGTTAATACGATGTTAGGTGACTTACTAATATCTAATAACTTGTCAGATGTGGCCTCTAAGTCTACATCATTCAACAATATTAACCCAATGACAACGACGGGAGATATTATTTATGAGGCATCTGCGAGTACGGCTGCTAGGTTACCTATTGGGTCTACTGGTCAAGTTCTCACTGTAGTTAGCGGACTTCCTGCTTGGGCAGCATCGGCTATCCCTACTCTAACTAGTTTAAATATATATGCTGGAAAGACAACTATCAGTAATGCTGGTACCAGCGTCTCTGTAACCTTTAGTACAGCTTTTGCTAGTACGGGTTATGCGGTTACTTGTAACTTTTTAAACACTACAGATACTAACCCTGATTTCCAACCTATTACAATCACAGCGCAAAGTACTACAGGATTTACGGCTAAGTGGAACGCCCCAGTACCTACAGCTAACTACGTCCTATCTTGGCACGCCATCATCAATAACTAACCTAGTTTTATGATAATATAGGGCTATATCTTCCTTTAGGGATATGTGAACTTTGGGATATTATGAGCGACAATTTCTTTAGAATAAACAGGGGTGTAACCTTAAACCCCCAATCTGAGTACGGCAGCGGTGACCCCGTTGGCACCAACGGCGATATCTATTACAACAACGTACTAGGTAAGTTTCGTAAATTTCAAAACGGTTTTTGGACTGACTTAGATGTTTCAGGTGGCGGAGGCGGTAGCGGCTCTCCATGGGTAGCTCAAGAAGTCCCTCTCACCGTAGCATCTACTAGTGAATCAGTAGGTTTTTCAACTCCACAAGCAGACACATCGTATGTAGTTTTCGCTATGATGGAAAATCTCGTAGACCCTAATCCTAAATTTCAACAAGTAGAAGTAACACAAAAAAACGTAAATGGATTCACCGTTCAGTGGAATGTACCGCTTGATACCGTTAACTATACTCTATCTTTTATAGTTCCACCTAAATGGGTCGCATATGCAGAGAGTAGTGTTATCAGCGGTGCAACCAGTTCAACAGTTACGTTTCCATTTCCACAAGCGGCATCTAGCTACGGCGTTATAGCACAGTTCCAAAACACGGTGGATGCACTACCTCAGTTTCAAACCTTAATCGTTAACGCTAAAACAACGGCTAATGCTTCGTTCAAGTGGAATGACCCAACTGATACAGCAAACTATAAAATCCCGTACATGCTTAATGCTACATCGCAAGTTGCAGTAGGAAGTGGAGCTACTTCAGCTATTCTTACTCTTCCAGTTGATTACGGCAGTACTGCTTACGGTATCGTAGTTACAGCACAAAACACAGTTGACCCTACACCAAAATTTCAGCCTATGCTAGTAACGGCAAAAGGCACTAACAACGTAACCATCAGCTGGAATGATCCAACTGATACAGCAAACTACGTTTTAACATGTTACGCAATTTCAACCACACCTTAAGGATATATGGTAATTTATAAGATAACAAATACAATCAATGATAAGGTCTATGTGGGTCAAACCACTAGAGATCTGCATGAGCGTATTGCATCACATAAATACTGCGCAGGAAATAGAACTAATAATTTGCCTATCTACAATGCTATGGCCAAATACGGGTTTGACAATTTTACATTTGAAGAGATTGATAACGCCTCTTCAATAGAAGAACTAAATAAAAAAGAAGAGTTACATATAGAACAGCTAGGTTCATTGTTTCCTAACGGTTACAATTTAATGTCCGGTGGACAAAATAGACTTGATTCAGAAGAAACAAAGAAAAAGAAATCAAGGTCTAGAAAAATACTTCTTTCTAACAAAGAAAATCACCCCAATTGGGGCAAAACTTCTGGTAAAGCAAAAAGAGTGCTTTGCCTAAATAATAACGTTGAATACGTTTCTGCAAGAAAAGCGGCTATTGAATTGGATTTAGATCCATCAGCAATACCGAGAGTTTGCAAAAATGAATTCAGCAACACAAAAGGATTTAGGTTTAAATACCTATAAGGAGATCACATGGCTTCGTTTCAGTATGGCGGGTTAGTAGAACAACTAGCAGCAACCGCAACAGCAGCAGGCACAACTACACTAGTTAATACCTCTAAACAATTACAAGTATTCACAGGGTCTACAACTCAAACAATCGTGTTGCCAGATGCAACTACGATGTCAGTTGGGCAAAAGTTTGAGTTCTTCAATCAATCAACTGGAGCTCTTACTTTACAGTTCAATGGCGCTACGGCATTTACCGATGCTTCAGGTTCAAATTATAGTAACATTGCATCACACGCTTCATTGTTCATAACTCTACAAACGAATGGTACTGCAGCAGGTACATGGGCAGTTCTTTCTTCTTCTTCAGGTGGCGCAGGACCTTACGCTCCTACAGTTCAAAAATTCTTATCAGGTTCTGGAACCTATACAACTCCTGCTAACGTTCTCTTTATTAAAGTAAAGATGATTGGTGGAGGTGGTGGTGGAGCTGGATCGGGAACAACAGGTTCATCTAACGGTAGTGCGGGTGGTAATACCACTTTCGGTACATCTCTCCTAGTCGCTAACGGCGGAGCATTTGGTCAATTTCAAGCTGCAGGTGGAACTGGTGGTACGGCATCTTTAGGCTCAGGACCAATCGGTGAAGCAATTCAAGGCGGATTTGGTCAAGGTGGTGGAGTAATAAATGTAGCAAATGGTTTCGCAGCTGGTGGACAAGGTGCTGCAACCCCATTATCAGGTGGAGGCGGCGGCGGCCCAGGTAACTCTGGCGGTAATGCTGCGGTAGCGAATTCTGGTGCGGGTGGAGGCGGCGCAGGCGCGGGTGTTACCACTGGAAGTTATTTTGGGCCAGGTGGAGGCGGTGGTGGATACATTGATGCAATCATCAATAGTCCAGCGGCTTCATATTCTTACTCGGTTGGTACAGCTGGTACTGGTGGTACAGCAGGAACTTCAGGTTTTACCGGCGGAGCCGGTGGTTCTGGTTATATTGAAGTAACTGAATACTACGCACCAACATCAGCAGCAGCTGGTGCAGTCGGCGGCGGAGCATATACTCCTACAATTCAAAAATTTACAACAGCAGGAACTAGTTCATATACAACTCCAGCTAACGTTTCTTACATTCGTGTAAGAATGGTTGGTGCAGGTGGTGGTGGATCTGGATCTGGTACAGTTGGTTCCGGTTATGGAGCAGGTAGTGCCGGTAGTTCTAGCACAACATTCGGCTCTTCTCTATTAACAGCTGGTGCTGGTCAAGGCGGTAACGCCGGTGGCGGTAACGGTGGAGCTGGTGGATCTGCAACGATCAATAGTCCAGCTTTCGGTACAACAATTATCGGTGAACAAGGCGGTTCATTCCCAAGTGGAGAAACTGGTGGATCTCTAGGATTATCTGGTGGTTACGGCGGTAACGCTCCATTCTTCGCTGGAGCAGGACCTACAGGTTATCAAGGTAACGGCGGTAACGGATTAGCAAATACCGGAGGCGGTGGTGCTGGTGCGGGTGGTGGAGCTGTTGCAAGCGTGATCGGTGGTAACGGCGGTGGATCAGGTGGATATGTTGAAGCATTCATAGTAGCTCCTGCAGCATCATATAGTTACACAATTGGTAATGGTGGTGGCGGCGGTACAGCTGGTACATCTGGATTTACTGGTGGTACTGGTGGTTCTGGTTATATTGAAGTAACTGAATACTATGCCAACGGTTCTGTTGGTACAGCGACGCAGATTACCGGTTTAGTTAATCCGGCTAACTTAGCGAACTCTTCTTTCTTACAACCAAATGTTCGACCTTTTACTTCTGGTTCTGGTACTTATGGTGTTAGTTATTATTTGACTGCTGGTACAACAATTACAGCTACCGCTGGATCTACGTTTACCAACAATGGTCAAACATTTACAGTGGTAAATTCTGTAACTAGTGCTTCTTCAGTTTTAGTAACTAGTACGGGAGCTCCTACTTCTAGTGGAACAATGACATTCTCTACTGGTAGTGGAACCACGTTCACATACACTACTGCGCGTGCGCCTCTTTATATCCGCGTCGCAGCAATAGGTGGTGGTGGTGGTGGATCTGGTGGAGCAAATTCTGGTGCGAACACCTTAGCAGGTACCGGTGGAAATAGTACCTTCGGTTCTGTGTTAAGTGCTAACGGTGGTGGCGGAGCTGGCTATGCTCAAGGTGCCAGCGGCGGTACTGCCTCTGTTAGTTCTCCTGCAATCTTAGTATATGCTCTTACTGGTGGCGGTGGTGGTGGTGGTACTCTAGTGGCCAATGCAAACATTTACGGGTGCGCTGGTTGCGGAGGAAACGGATATTTTGGTGGTGGAGGCCAAGGAGCCAACGCTACAGCAGGATTTGCTGGTTCAGCTAATACTGGTGGTGGTGGATCTGGTGGAGGAAGCTCTACTGGTACTGGTGGATTTTGTGCTGGTCAAGGCGGTGGATCTGGCGGTTACGCAGAAGCCATAATCGAATCTCCTTCTGCAACATACTCTTACGCCGTAGGTGCCGGTGGTACCGCAGGAGCTGCTCAAGGTGGCGGTACAGCGCAAGTTGGTGGTGCCGGTGGATCTGGTGTCGTTGTTGTTACGGAATATTGGCAATAATTAAGGAGTAAAATATGACGTCTTATACACTTGTAATTACTAGAGCTGACGCATCTGTTTATTGGACGGAGCATTTCAACGACGAAGTGTCCTGTGATGAATGGCTTGCTGAAGAACAAACTAGACCGTATTGGGACAAAACATGGGTTGCTACAAAAACAGCTGTTATTACCCCTGACGCTCAATTACCATCTAGTTAATCTAGATATAAATCAAAAGTAAAAATATAACTATGAACATGATAATCGATATACTCAAGTCGGTTATCATGTGAATAGTAAGTTCGCTATATCTACGAAGAGCTCTGGGTCGCAGTCATTGACTGTCTGATACTCTTTAGACCATTTAATTAATACACCATTAATCCTAGGAAGGTTTTCATCTTCGTTTTTAGGTGCCCAAGATATTTCTGTTTTGCAATTAGAATCTAGCGTCTTCATACGCTCTTGCAGTGAAGAAACATAGAAAGCTATAAGCGTAGGACCGAGGTCAGAGTTCATAAAGACAGAAGCTCCCTCGTCGATCTCTTTCATCATCTTTAATACAAACTCTTCCACGTTGTTATTTCTATTAGCGATCTCTTGCTTCCTCGCCTTCATGCGATCAGCCTTCTTATTGATCTCTTCTAATAGTTTCTTCTTGACATCAGACATTTATATCTTTTACTGTGGAGATAAAGAACTTAGCAAAGTCTGAGTGACCCATACGTTTACAGACTTCATTCCAGTCTTCAGTACAACCAGTCAAAGCATAATGTGTAGCGGTGTCAGATTCTTTAAACTTCTTTAACATCTTAGTTCCTGCTTCATCAGAATCAGGAGCCACAACAATCTTCATTCCTTGTTCTTTAAGTTCTTTGAGCGCCTCTTGATGGAATTTCGTAGCGCCAGACCCACTACAAGAAACAGCCCTCCAGGGATTACTAGCAATCCCACCGTAAGCCAAGTTGAACGCTTGGTTAATAGAGATCGCATTGAACGACCCTTCGCACACAATGACGCCCTTAACATTTCCAATGAATCTCGACTGATTCCAGCCATAAAAAAGTAAACCTAACCTTGTTCCAGGCAAAGTATCCATCTTCTGAACTTCTCCATCGTCGTGTACTTTTGGTACGATGAATCTTGTCTGAGCGCCACAAAATGTATTGTCGAAGTAGTAAGGGAAGACGATTCCGTTCCTCTCCATATCATAATACATGTCGCCCTCTAAAAGAAGCCCTCTGGTCTTAATATATTCTACGCCTGCCTCTGCACGAGGATCTGAGAGCGGAACGAAGCGGCTGGGCCACACCTGTGCCGTGACCTCGTTTGGTTTCGCTTCTTGGATTTCAAAGTCTCCAGATAAGAACTCAGCCAAAGAGAGACCAGCTTGATAGCAGTAGCTGTGGATAGAGTATCCACGGTTGCACTTATTACACCAGCACCACATGTCTCCGTTGTCAGGATCCTTATGCCAGTAGAGCGTATTATTCTTACGACCTTCGTTACAGATGAGACATTTCTTAGTATTAATCAATCAATTCGTCCCCATCTTTAGTGATGTTGTCAAGCTTAACACTCGATTGGTAATCGACTAAAGCTTGCTTATTCTTGAATGCTTCCATGTACTTACCATCTTTGAACTGACAGACAATCTTCTTCCCAGTGCGACCAAAGAATCGGTCCTTACATATGGCAAAGTCGGTAGTATTATATTCAAAGTTTGGAATAACCTCGATCACTACAGAGGCAGGCTCAATGATGAAGGAGCACTCTTTGATTCGGTTATCGAGTTCAGTACCCTTAGATGGGCGTTTACTTAAGGAATGAAGTTGAACGAATAGCACCACCGGTGCATTGGAAGACTTAGCATAGGGCCCAAGGTAATCCTTTAATTGAGACAATACATCGTACGGCTTCTGCTTCATATCGGCTTCTGAATACTTGATCAACTGAAAGTAATCAATCAATATGCAAGCAAAGTCCTCGTTCTTAGCATTCTCTAAGATGCTCTTGATACCTTCGATCCTTGCTGTTCTAGGATCTTCGACTGCGTAGATCTGAACATACTTATCCATATCTCGCATTACTGGAATGAGTTGAAGCATGTGCTCCGGGCTCATGTTACCATTCATTAGATCCTTAAAATCTGCACCGATCTCTAGGCAGGCTATTCGGTTAAAGATAGCTTCCTCTGTTTCCTCGTTAGAGATAACCAAGATCTTCTTGCCTTGCTTATACAGGGGATGCGATATGTTTGCAGCTATGGTGCTCTTTCCAGATCCAGAGTATGCACAGAATAGATATAGATTGCCTCTTGTTAATGGAATAGCTTTGGTAAGAGAATCGTTAATTAACGTTAAACGTTCCTTCAAGGCTCTCTGGTGACGAGCCATACTGGAGATCATTCTCTTGACTCGATCGTCGCTATTACCAAAGTTGCGCATCTCTTCAAGAGATGTCTGCATTGATTTTAATTTATCTGCGTTGCCGATTCCAGCCTTTGCCAACATTGCTTCTTGCTCTGCTTGCGTTAACTTACTCATTTTTTAGTGCCCTCAAAAACCTTCATCATCTCTTCCTCGTCTACAAAATTGTTGCTAGTAGTTAACTCATCGGTATCTATCATCTCAAAGGAGTCTGCATGCTGTTGCATCCTGAGATACTCTTTATAAGAGACCTTCCCGTTTCCAAAGATCTTTTTCTCTCCATCGTCATCGCCGTCAGGTATAGGAAAGAACAAGAACATACTACATGTAGCTTTGTTGTGAATGTCTTGATTCCAATCATTGACCCATTGAGCTTCTGTTATACCGGTCATCTTTGGATCTTTGCGAATAGCGTTCCAAGTGTATTTAATCACGACCTGATTAGGTTGATGAGCCTTAACAGCTTGTGGTAAGATCTCTTGTGCATCCTCTAGGGTTGCACCATTAACCTTAAGCTCTTCAAATAACTCATCGAAATTACCATCGACGTCGTCGCGCTTCTTAGATTTTTTAGAGACTGCAGCCTTCCATCGCTGGAAGATTAAGTCGAATGTGGGATTACTTGCTTTCATCTTGTATCTCTTCTTGAGTAAGAACTTGACCGGTTTTTATATTGGTGATCTGAATCTTGGCAGAATTATTCACTCTATCAAGAAACAGCAGTTCAATCTTATACTCGTCATTGATAATGAAAGGGCGATGGCCTGATAACCACCAGTAAAGTTGTGTCTTAAGTTTGTTAGCGTACGAAATATCGCTCATAAAATTCTCCAAATATTAAATAGATTATACGATCGGTTTTAAGAACTCGTTCAAATCCTTGTCAGCTTTGCATCCATTACATGGCGAGCATGCAATAACTATGTTAGCGGAACTAAACTTTGCTCCACCTTTTGATGTAGGATGGATGTGATCTAGAGTTGCTAATTGCGCTGTTACGTTAGTTTGTTTCTTAAGAGAGCCTTTGTTGCAGTAGTAGCAACGAAGTTCTTTGTGCTGCTTTAGATGTTGTTTTATGAACCACTTACGATATCTTAACCAGATCTTGTATCCTATAGGTTTAGGGGCAAGTTTCTTGGTCAGAAGAACTAGAGCGGCTAGACTCTGAGGATGAGGGTCATTGGGCAAAACCAAATGCTGCGAATATCTCATAAAAATATATTATACGAATTAAAATTGCTGATGGGCCCGGATTTAGCGCCAGGCTGTTACCAGCGAAGTAATGCGTGCACGCATCGCAAGGTAACTTAATGTCTGGGACCAGACTGAGCGTCACTCGGGTTTCGAACCCCATCCCTGCACGTCCCTATCCGTGCTGCCATCAACTATCTGTTTATACCAAGAGTACAATACTATAATGATATTAAGCCATGTAGCAATCTATAACGAGAGTTTAGTGATAACGAATCCTACACCTCAGCTACGCGCATTCGTTAAAGAACATCTCTCTTATACTGATAAATCAAAGCAATATCAATTGAGAAGGATGGCTAAGAACCCTTGGCAGCGTTCTTCTCCTCTATACGCCCAACTTCAAAAGGAAGCAACTGGGCAATTATATACGGATGAGAATGACAAGATAACTGTTTCCTCTTGCTTTGTTGAACTCCTTAAACCTATGTTCAACTGTCAAAACATCTTAGACCTTAGAGGCAATACAGGAACTAAGGTAGTAATTCCATGGGTTAAGAAACCTTATGACTTAAGAGATTACCAAGAAGAAGCTGTAGAACTAATGATGCACAACTATAGAGGACTTATCAACCTTGCTACAGGGTTGGGTAAAACGCTTCTCGCAACACACTTCGTTCAGAGATATAAGAAGAAGGCCTTGATCGTGTGTCCATCGGAATCAGTAGCTAAGCAATTCCACGAGCAGTTCATTGCTTGCTTTGGAAAGAATAAGGTAGGGTTTTATGGCGGTGGAAAGA